CCGAGGTAAAGATTTTCTCCGGCGTGTCCGTCGCCGCCTCTGCATGGGTGAGCGACAGCACATACGCGGCGTATCCCTATGCCGCCTCTATCGCCTGCCCCGGCGTGACGGCGAGCCACGTCCCCGAGGTCGTGTTCGGTGCGACAGAGGCCGCAAGCGGAAACTTTGCGCCGGTCGCTCTCTCCGGGAGCGGGACGGTCAAAATCTACGCCGCGACAAAGCCGACGGCGGCTATCACGGTGCAGAGCATTACTTGTATTAAGGCGGTGAGTTAAAAATGATTGGTAGAACAAACGCAGTCAGCAAGCCCGGAGTCGAGCTCTCCCTCGTGGTATCCGTTACGAGCGGAGCGGCGGTCACGGCGACAAAGGGCTCGAAAACGGTAAACGGCACGGCGGCGGGCGGCTCGTGCGTCCTCTCCTTGCCGGAGGCCGGTACATGGAGTGTAAAGGCCACACTCAACGGGCAAACGTCCGACACGAAAAGCGTCTCCGTCGTCGATAGCTACGCGGTGGCGCTGACGTTCTTTTCCGCGACGATTACCGTCAACGTAGACTCCGGCGCATCCGTCACGCTGAAAAAGGGCGGGACGACAATCGCCACAAAGACGAGCAACGGGACGGCGGTTTTCACCGTCACGGAGACGGGGGCGTACACGGTCACGGCAACAAAGAACGGGCAGACGACGAGCGGCTCCGTCAATGTCGTTTCCGGCACGACCTCCTACTCGCTGACGCTCTCGTTCGTGAGCTCTACGCTCAACAATAACGAGTGGAGCGTTATCAAGTCCGTTTCCGACGCGGGACAGGGCGCGAACTATTGGAGCATCGGCGACCGCAAAGCCGTAACGCTTAACGGCACGGTCGGAAAACTCTCGCTCTCGAATGTCACGACCTACGCTTTCATTATCGGCTTTAACCATAACGCAAGCGTCGAGGGCGCAAACCGCATCCATTTTCAGCTTGCAAAGACCGCGCTCTCCGGCGGTACGGACGTGTGTTTCTGCGATAATCAATATGGCCCGGATAGCGGATGGTCGTCCCCGGGTGCGGGCTATTTCGTTATGAACGCGAGTAACACCAACTCCGGCGGATGGAAAAGCTCGCAAATGCGTACAAACATTTGCGGGACGAGCCTCTCGAGCTATTCCGGGACGATTATTGCAGTCATTCCGGCGGCGCTCCGTGCCGTCCTCAAGTCCGTTACAAAGTACACGGACAATACGGCAAACGGCGGCGGCTCGACGGCGAGCTACGTCACGGCGACAACGGATTACTTTTTCCTCCTCTCGGAGTTCGAGGTTTTCGGTAGCATTTCCTACGGAAACACGAACGAGAAGAACAAACAAGCGCAGTACGCCTATTATTCCGCCGGGAATAGCAAAATCAAGTACAAGCACAACGGCACGAGTACCGCCGCTTATTGGTGGCTCCGTTCCCCGCGTGCGAGCAACTCCAGCATTTTCGTGATTGTGGGCACCGGCGGTACAGTCAACGTCTACTACGCGTACTATTCCCTCGGCTTCGCGCCCGGCTTTTGCGTATAATTCGGAAATCGAGACTTGCGCCCTCAATGGGCGCATAGTCGGCGAGGAGGAAAGAAAATGTCCGTACCAAAATCGAGACGCGGCGAAAGCCCGGCGGAGTATATCAACCTCGCCCGCGAGATTTATGTATTCACATACAACCGCGTCCGCATCCTGCCGAAAAGCTACACCTTTTATTTTTCCTTGCCGCTCTACAACGCGGCGCGAGAGGCTTATCGCATGATAAAGACGGCAAACCTCATTTACGTTGACGAGAAATCTCCCGAGGAGATACGCCGCCGGAATATCCAGCGGCGGAAAGAGTATTACGAGACGGCACAGGGCTATTATAACTCGATGCTCGACCTCGCGTATATGACCGTCAACCATGAGAAGATACCGCCGAACGTCCTCAAAGAGTGGGTAAAGCTCATTACGGACGAGCTCTCGCAAATCTCTAAAATCAAGCGGAGCGATAAGGCGCGAGCTTAATCCTCCGAGTGATTAGGTTATATTCCGCATCGCCGCTAATTGGTGGCTCCGTTCCCCGAATGCGAGCAACTCCAACAATTTCGTGAATGTGAACACCGACGGGACAGTCAACAACAACAACGCGAACTATTCCCTCGGCTTCGCGCCCGGATTTTATATCGACACGGGGCAGACCGAATAACTCCTCACGGAGCGAAAGCAGTCCCCATATAAAAGGGGAATATAACCTCTCTGACGGCCTCGCGCCGTCGGACAAACATATACCGCGATACGGTTAGCCGGACGCTCCTTGCATGGGTGCGGAGTGCGTGTTTTCCGTGCTTTCATGGCTCACCGTTACGCATTTTAGACAACACGCCGAGAAAGAAATGTACGAGGTATTTTTATTTTATGAACAGCGCAGAACGACGCGAGGCACGGTATCAGCGTCGCAAGGCCGCACGGATGGAAAAGAAAGCCGCCGCACTCCGGGAGTATGGAGATTTCGAGACGGTTTTCTCATTCGAGCGGCTCTATGAGAGCTACCGCGCCTCCGTCCGTGGCGTTGGGTGGAAAGCGAGCACACAGCGATACAAAGCCGCCTCACTTGCCAACGTCACAAAGACACACGAGGAATTGATAGCCGGGAGATACCGCTCCAAGGGCTTTTACGAGTTCGATATTGTGGAGCGGGGAAAGCCGAGGCATATTCGGAGCGTCCATATCTCCGAGCGCGTCGTACAACGGTGCTTGTGCGATTACTGCCTCGTGCCGATGCTCTCCCGGTCGTTCATCTACGACAACGGCGCGAGCTTGCGCGGCAAGGGGTACGATTTCGCCGTATCCCGGGTGACGCGCTTTCTTGCGGAGCATTACAGAAAACACGGACGAGAGGGCTACGTCCTCGTATTCGATTTTTCAAAGTATTTCGATACGGCACAGCATGAGCCCGTTTTTCGAGAGTTCGAGCGGAGCGGCATCGACGACCGCCTCGTCGCGCTCTCAAAATATTTTATTCAGAACTTCGGCGACGTGGGGCTCGGCCTCGGGAGCCAAGTCTCACAGATTGCCGCGCTTGCCCTGCCGAACAGGATAGACCACTATATCAAGGACGTGCTCGGCATGAAGTATTACGCTCGCTATATGGACGACGGGTGTATCATCAGCGAGTCAAAGGAAAAGCTCGAGATTTGCCTCCGGGAGCTCCGGCGGCTATGCGCCGAGCACGGTATCCGCCTCAATCCGAAAAAGACGCAGATTATCAAGCTCACGCGCGGCTTTACATTCGTCAAGGTGCGCTTTCGATATGGCGCAAACGGGAAAGTCGTCCGCCGGGCAACGTACAAGGGTATCCGGCACATGAGGAAAAAGCTACGCATTTTCCGGCGTTGGGTGGACTCCGGCAGAATGACGGCGGCGGACGTGGAAACGTCCCTCGTATCATGGCGGGGACACATGAAAAGATTTCACTCGTACCACATGGAGCAGAGCGTCGAGCGGCTCTATCGTGAATTATTTAAGGGAGGGTAAGCTATGGAATATGTCGTTTATCGGCGCTTTAAGGCCGAGGGCATCGACGGAGCCTTTAACCTCCGATACGGGACGACCGTAACGGAGCGGGACGGCTTTCTATTTGCCGCTGACGGGCGGAAGATTTGCGCCGCAACGTCTGAAAACGGATGGGAGCATTTCAGACCAAACACGCCGGAGGGCGCGTATCGTCAAAAGATGCTCGACGGCCTCTATCACTATTACGGCAAGCACGAGGGCGCGTCGGACTTCGACCCGGAGAAATGGGCGGGGGCGGAAAATCTGTATTGGAAAAACCTCCTCCGCACGATGAACACGCAGGAACTCGAGGAGTTTTATAAAAAGCGGCTCGGGGAGCTGCCGAAAATGGAGGGATAACGTATGTATGCTATCAAAAGCGGCGGAAAGGTCGTCGGCTACTCCGATACCGTTGTCTATGTCCGCCTACACGAAAACGGGTGCTATGTCCCGTGCGACGAGGCGGAGGCCGGGGGCTTTTGCATCAAGACGGCAATCGACCGCAAGGACGAGGAAACGGGCGAGACGACGACATATCTCGAGGACTTCGTTTACGCTTTCGCCGACGGCGGGCTCCTCGGTATCGAGCCGGTCGGCTCCGTGGAAAATGTGAGCGGTACGCTCATGCTCGCCGAGAACGATAAAGTTCTCGATATTCTGTTAGGGGGTGCGGCGGAATGATTACCGTACAGAGGGCGCGGGAGCTCCGCGCTATGATTGAAAAGGCGGCGGGAGCCGGGCTCGACGATAAGGACGGCTCGACAGCCGTCGAGCTTTATCCGGCGCTCACCGGCGGCGGGGCGCTCGTCAAGTCCGGGACTCGTATCAACTGGAAAGGTGCGCTCAAGCGGGCGGCGGTGGACTTGTGGGACACGGCGGAAAACACGCCGGAGGCCGCGCCGAGCTTGTGGGAGGACGTGCTCTATAAAAACGGCGCGAGGATTATCCCGGCGACCATTACGGCGGGGCTCGCGTTCTCCAAGGGTGAGCGCGGTTATTGGGGCGACGTGCTTTACGAGTCCTTGCTCGATAACAACGTATGGACTCCCGAGGCGTATCCCGACGGCTGGAAAAAGGTCGCCGAATGAGCGCGGCGGTCTACACGGTCGAGCTCGACGGCGAAATCATAGCACGGCGGGAGTCTCTCTTGTGGGTGAGGCTTGACGCTCCCGGCCTCTATGTCGTATGCACGGAGGCGGAGGGCGAGGGCGTTATCGTTGACGGGGAGATTTACCACGTTCGGGGGTGTCCCATATTGCCGGGAAAGCAGACCGTTAAACTCGATTATTACGAATTATAACGGAGGTTAAGAATGGACTATGTAGGAGCGATTATAGGAGTCCTCGGGACTATCCTCGGCGGCGTGTTAAGCTATGCCGCTTTTCATAGGAACTCGAAAAAGGACAGCGAGAGCGAGGGCAAAGAGGCCGGAACAATGTTGACCGAAATCGGGTACATTAAAGGCGGCATCGACCGTATCGAGCGCAAGCAGGACGCGCAGGACGCGCGCTATATCGGCATGGCGGAGCGTATGTCGGCGGTGGAGAGCTCGGCAAAGTCGGCGCATCATCGTATCGACAGGCTCGAGGGGCGCGAGGCGCGGGAGGACGGATAATGACCGCCCGCAAAGGCGCGGCGCGGCGGCGGAAGTTCAAAAAATGGGCGCTCGAGGTATGGAGCTTTGCAAAGGGGTATCTCTCCTTTTCAAAGCTCCTCGTTTATGCCGTCCTCTATATCGACTACAAATCGACCATGACGACGCTCGACCTCTGCCGGATTTCCGTAGCCAACAACTACACCGGCTCGCTCCCGTATTTGACCGCCCTTATCGCCTTTTTACAGGCCGCGACCGCTACCGTGCTCTCGTTCTCGCTCAATAAGAGCAAGGCCGAGAACACGACCGGCGGAATTACATACGACACGGCAACAAAACGAGATTGCTAAAGGAGGTAGCAAAATGAAAGAAATCATCGTAAAGCGGCTC